AGCCAAGCAAACCGGCATGGCGGCGTGATTGCCGCCATGCCACTTACTTTAAGAGGTGATTATGGACAACACCAAAACCAATGAACCGGACACCACGCCCAACACCGAGCCGGACCCCGAGCCGACCGGCGACAATACACCAAGCCCGGAGCCTAAAACGCAGGGCAATGGCGAACCGGAGGGCGCGGGCGACGATAAGGACGCCGACATGGCCAACCGGTTGGACGCCTTGGAAGCGACCATGGCGGAACTCTCCAAAACCATTGAGGCCATGCGCGACGCCGCCGCCGACCATGTGCTCAACGATGGCCCGGACGATAATACGACGCAGGGATCGGCTGAAATGACCGACGATGACTACAATGGTACCTACGGTACATTCGATGACCTATTCGAGGACTAATAATCAGGAAGGCCAACTATCATGCCAACCACTCCAGTGGTGACGCCGAAGCAACAGCTTCGCCCGCTCACCGAATTCAATAACGCGCAAATCCTCAACATGATTCGCAATGAGGCGTCCCCCGAATATCAGCGGCGTATGCCCTCGGCCACTCAGATGAACATGGACAGGCAGATGGCCACCCTCATGTCCAGCACCCAGCTTAAGAACGAGTTCTACGCGGCCTTGGTGAACCGTATCGGCGGAACCTACGTGAACACGTGGCGCTGGAACAACCCGTTAAGTGTGTTCCAGCGTGCATCTCAGGCGTATGGCGACACGTGGCAGGAAATCGCCGTAGGTATGCCGCTCGCACAGGTCTATGACCCGGACGCGGAATACTTGGGCGCAGACAATTTCCGCAAGTGGAAAATCGACGTTGACTCGCTCTATCATCGCTTGGACTTCGCCCACTTCTACCCCGCTACCACGGACGATAAGACGCTCCAGCGTGCGTTCACCTCCGAAACCGGTTTGGCCTCGCTCACCTCGCAGATTCTCACTTCTTGTTACAATGCGGCCGAGGTGGACTTGTTCGAGGCCATGTGCCACCAGTTCGTCGAGTATGCGAAGCTCGGCGGCTATTGGCGCGTCCACATGGGGCACGACCTCAATAACATGGGTTCGACGGAAACCGACGCGCGCGACATGTTGCGCCAGATTCGCGCATGGGCGGACACGCTGAAGTTTGTCAGCACCCGATACAATGCGCGTCATATGCCGACGTTTGCCCACCCCGACGAACTAGTACTGTTCTGCTCCCCGGAAGTCAAGTCTGCGCTCGATGTTCAGGGTCTGGCCACGGTGTTCCAGCGTACCGACGCGGAACCGACCATCGACCGGATTATCGTTATCCCGCAGGACAGGTTCGGCATTGATGGCGTGCAGGCGATTCTCACCACTGATAAGTTCCTTATCGATATTCCCGTTATTAATGAGATGACCCAGCAGATCAACCCGGTGAATATCAATTCGGTCAACCATTATCTGCATGTCCAGCACATTATCTCGGTGTCCGGTTTCGCCCCCGCCGTCATGTTCTGGACGGGCGCGGGTTCCACCTCCAAGGTGGTGGCTCCTACCGGTACGACGGCCAAGACGCCGAAGTTCCAGCTTAAACTCGCCGTGTACGGCGGTGGTACGACCACGCCGGAGAACGTGGCGCGTGGCGGCGCGGTGCAGGTCACTGCGGATACATCCATCACCAATGACGGCACGGCCACGTTCCGTTCGGATGCGGTTGAGTATCGTATCGGTGACACCGTTAAGCCGAAGAGCGATTACACGTATATTTCGCCCACCGGCGTGCTGGTGGTCGGCCTTGACGAGCCGAACACCTCTATCCCGATTACCGCAACCGCGTTGTATACGAATCCGGCGACGCCGGAGGTGCCGGGCACCGTGTCTGCCGCCTTGGACGTGCCGGTGGTTGGCGAGGGTGTTATCGGCTTCAATCCGTCGATTATCGCGTCGATTGCCGTCAACGTCCCGAATGTGGCTACGAATCATACGGCGCAGGCGAACGCCACGGCGACCATGATTGACGGGCGAACCGCCGACGTTACCATGCAGGCCGCATGGACGTCCGGCACCACTGCCAACGCCACCGTGTCCGAGTCGGGCCTTGTGACGGGCGTCAAGCAAGGTTCGTCCGATATCACCGCCACATTGTTCGGAGTGTCCGGCAAGAAGAGCGTGACCGTGACCGCATGATATAATGAGAGGGTAGCCGGTTGGCTACTCTCTCTCACGGTGTAATGTAGGACAAGGCCCGGAGCGCAAGCCACGTGAGCGCTCCGGGCTTTGTCATACCGGAGGCTTGACAATGATTGATGACGTGAACCCCTACGTGGAAGCTAATTTCTCGTGGGCGGAGTGGACGCCCAACACCACGTTGAAACTCTGCCGTGTTCCGTGGGATGCATCCTATCGGGATGTCGTGCGGTTTGTTTCACGTGAAACACAGGAACAGTGGTTCGACAAGCTGGATGGCGTGGAATGCCGCCCGGCCATCATGCACATCTTCAATACGCCCGCCCGCGTCGAACTCCCGTTTAATGAGGCGTCGAACTGGAATTATCTGGTGGCCTATAATGATTACCCCGAGCTTGAGGGGCCGCGCGCATGGTATTACTTCATCCAGCGCGTCGAATACGTCAACGCCCATTGTACCCAGTTGGTTTTGATGCTGGATGTATGGCAGAGTTTCCAGCATGATGTCACGTTCGGCAGTTGCTATGTGACGCGCGGGCATATCGGTGTGGCCAATGAACACCAGTGGAACGGTTACGGGCGCACCTATCTGGCACTCCCTGAGGGTCTGGATACCGGCAGTGAGATGGTAACGACGGCGCAACGGTATCATTCCATCATATCCGGGGAGCATCTGGACACCGTGCATGGCGGATTGGATTGGGTTGATTATGGCGTTATCATTGTGAGCACCACGGATTTGACCAAATCCCCCGGCAGTGAGTCGAAACCCGATTTGCGTACGGCGACGGGCAGTATATTCGAGGGAGCGACGGATGGATGCAATGTCTACTATTGTGACTCTCGAATGAGTTACGTGTGGAACATCATGGCGGCCGGCACATCATACCCGTGGATCACCCAAGGCATTTGCGCCGTGTACATGGTGCCGAAAATCCCACAGGATTACATCAACCGCTACGGTCAGGAGGTAACACAAATCTTCGGCCAGTCGGTTGACGCGCAACATGGACGAGTCTATGGTTTCCAAAGCGGCGTGGACTCGGATATGCGTTACGAGGATATCATGACGGTATCCAATTTCAGGAGCCTTTTCAATATCCCGCAACGATATCGCAATCTTCGTAAACTCCGCTGTTACCCCTATTGCGTCGTGGAATGCAGTTGCCTCAACGGCACGACGGTCAATTACAGGCCGGAGGATATCCAGTCCGATAATCTTACCATTCGGGAAACGTACACCTATGCGCCGTCCGGTACGCGAATCAATTTCTATATCCCCGGATACAATGAGGCCGGGGCTGACACGCTGAACCCCATCCAGATCAACAATCGAGGTTACGGTCTGCCGATTGACGGCGGTGAAATGCTGAATGCAAGCTTCGGTATCACCAATCTCCCCCATTTCAGCGTTGTCAACAACGGCGGCGCACTGGCTATGGCGAACAGTGCATACACTCGCGCCTACGCTCAGGAATCCGCGCAGTGGACGCGACAAAAAGCATTGGCGTCGGCTGATGTCGCCAACTCGAACGCAATGTGGCAACGCGAATACGCCGCACAGCAAACCAATTGGGCCAATGAGAACCGCACCGCAAACAATGCGATCACGGCGAACTCGCTGAACCAGTCCCTTGCCATCAGTCAGGACAGAACCAGTCAGATGGCCGGCTTGCAGGTGCAACAGAACATCAGCAGCAATAATCTCAATGGCATGGCCGGGGCCATCGGCGGCGGTCTGAACGCCATCGCCTCCCGTAGCCCAATGGGAGTGGCGAACGCAATCGGCGGCGCGTTCCTCGGCACCGCGCAGATGGACATCGCCAATCACGGCATCAATTCCTCGGCGGCGATTTCAAATTCCACCGCCGCGTCCAGTACGGCGAATCAGATAGCCACCAGTACGGCGGCCACCTCGCAAGCGAACGCCTACGCGAGCGGCGCGACCGCATTGGGCAACCAGCTCAATGCCATCACCTCACAGGCCAATTATGGGTTGGCCGCCTACGCCGCACAGGGCGACTACCGGAACGCCATTGCGGGAATCAATGCGCAAGTCCAGCAGATGCAGTTGACGCCGCCAACCACCTCCGGCGCGCTCGGTGGCGACATGTTCAATCTATCGAACGGTATCATGGGTGTGCTGGTCAGGTTCAAGACGTGCGCCCCCAGTGCCCTGAGGGCCGCAGGCGAGTACATGCTACGGTATGGGTATTTCGTCCAGCGCTTCATCACCCCGCCCGCCTCACTGGAGTGCATGGAAAAATTCACGTTCTGGCAGATGCAGGAAGCGTATGTAAGGGGCACGTTGCCGGAGGAATACCGTCTGACCATCAAGGGCATGTTCGAGCGGGGCGTGACCGTCTGGAGTAAACCGGAGTATATTGGTGTGACGGACTGGGCGGATAATGAGCCACTGTCGGGCATCAGCTATGAGTGATATGATGACAGTATGAGCAGGTCTAAGAGGAATCGGGTCGGGGGCGCGTTGCATCCGCGTGGCAACTACGCGAAGGCGCGCGCCGCCGGCCTTGATGCAATGTACTATCATCTGCTGACTGAACTGGCATTGAACCGGTTCAGTTGGCGCGGACTACCGCCCACCGTGGATGAACGATGGTTGGAAATGTGTCTGTGCGAATACGGTTGCGCGCTCTTCTTCGAGGACAAACGTATCGGCAGGTTCCTTGCCACGCAAGCCGGCTATCAAGGCCGATTGAACGTGTATGACAATCCGACGTGTTTTGAGCCGGTGGGCGTCAACTATCATTACAAGCAACTCAAGGCGGGCACGGAGTGCATCCCCATTTGGGATAATCGTATGCGCATGAGTTTCAAGGATATTCTATGGCAGTATGCGCGACGCTTGGCGGACATTGACAAGGCGTATGACGTGAATCTGGAAAGCCTGAAACTTCCGACCATTATCACCGCCGATCCGCGTACCAAGTTGACCGTGCAGAACATGCTACAGCAACGGCAGGAGGGGCAGGATTATATCGTCGGCTATGATTCGCTCGACCCCGGTAGCATGTTCCAGCCGTGGCCCAACACCACCCCGTACCTGTTGGACAAGTTCATCCAGCAGAAAACTCAAGTGACCAACGAGGTATTGGGGTATCTCGGCATCCAGTCTTCCGGCACGGAGAAAAAGGAACGTCTTATCTCCGACGAGGTGGCGCAGGCCAATGAGAAGGTGGACGTGTTCCGGTTGAGTTTTCTCAAGGCCCGGCAGGCGGCGGCGACGGAAATCAACCGGTTGTGGCCACAGTTGAACATCTGGGTTGAGTATGCGGACGCGCAAAGCTCCGGTGTTCCCAACGCGCTTGATTCCTGCACTTCGGGCACGACTGGTATTGATATGCCCGCCTCGTATGACGCGGGTATCGGAGGTGTATTGTAATGACACAGGATTTCAGCGCCTATGCAATGGCAACGCCCGGAGAGTACACCGAAACACTCGGCAACCTCATTGACATGGGCTACGACACTGACACTAAACTACATCTCAGCGCCGACTATTACCCGATTTACAATGAATCACATCGAGCCGAGCTGAACGAGAAAATCATCCGCCATTACGCGCTTCGGGAGATAGGACAGGAAACCGCGCAACAATTCATCTACTATCTGGGGATGACGATGGCGGAAATCATGCCGTATTTCAACGAGCGCTACCGGACGTTGGACATGGAATATAATCCGTTGGATTCTATGGACATGACAACGGACAGTGAGAACGGCAGTGAATCCCAATCGTCCGGCAAGGCGTCCAGTACGCAGGATTCGACCAGCAACAGCACCAGCAAGTCGGACAATTCCAGCACCACCACGTCAAGAAGTTTCGATAGTGACGTGCCGCAAACCGGCGTACAGGGCGACTTCGCACGCTACGCCAGTCATGCGAACGAGTCGCAGGCGGACAGTTCGGGCACCGCGTCCAGTTCGCAGGATTCAACCAGTCACACCGCCGCCCATAGCACGACCGATTACCAGCATGATTCCAGCAATTCCAAGGGCAAAAGCCACGTGACCGGACGTAGCCAAAGCGCCATGAGCCTCATACAGGAATACCGACAGGCGATTATCAACGTGGACATGGAAGTCGTGCGGAGCCTCGAACCGTGTTTCATGCAGATATGGGGCTCGTATGATACAATCTTCAGTAGCTGCCATAATTATGGAGAATGGGAGTAATTAATCATGTCAGTCAACGCCCTTGTACCACGCGCCTATCCGCTGGTGCGTGTTCCCACGTCGGTTCCATTCACGTACCGTGACGGGTTGACCACACTCCAATTGATTGAGTGTATCCGGTGTAATCTCGATGGTTTGCAGTCTGATTTTAACACGCTGGTGGAGCAGGTTAATAAGTCGATTGCGGACAATAATGCCACAGTCCAGCAGATAGCCGATAACCTAGTGGTGCAAATGGGCGTCCTACGCGAGGAACTCATCCATCTCATCGAGCAATCGCAGTCCACCGGAGTGGCATGGTCTCCAGTATACGGCAAGCAGGACGCCTTGCAGACCGTGCTCGACGGCATGTATGACAATACGCGCAATCACGCCCTATTCTGGAGTGATTACGATAATATGGCATTGGAGGCGTCCCTATATGACGCTCTGGGATTGACGGCCCGCGATTATGACTTACGCGCTACCGCCGTGGATAATTGCGTGCCCGGAGATTTTCCGGGACGTTCACAATTCCCCTACGGCAGGAGCATCCCCGAGGGCGAACCCGCTGACATTTACCTTACCGAGGGCGACGCCGACGCCAAGTATGTGCAACGTAATCCGACAGTATCGAATTTTGAGAACAGTGAGGCATGATTATGACCGCCACCAATCACACCGAACACTACGAATTAAGCCAGTATACGGAGGATGACCGCCCCACGTATATCGGCGACTATAACGGCGACATGTCCAAAATCGATGCGGCAATCCACGCGGCGGCGCAATCCGGCGGAATGACCGCCGTTGCACATACGGATGACCTTACCGGCGACGGCAGTACCGGCAATCCACTGGGCGTGGCGGACACGATAGCCCGCTCCGAGGATATTCCCAGTTTGGATGGGTATGCGACCACGGAGAGTGTTACGCAGGCCATCGCAAGCGCCATTGCCGATCGGCTGACTGCGGGCGATATCAAGTCGGGTGACGGTATCAATATTGAGACGTCAGGCAATACCGTCACCATTAGTTATGTGGGCGACGGTAGTTCGGGCGGAATGGAGGCGGTTGCGCATGATAATACGCTTACCGGCGACGGTACGCCCACGGAACCGCTGGGGGTGGCCGTCCGAGACACAGCAAGCGAGGAAGACTACGCGGCATGGCTATCTAAAACGCCATCTGGCTTGTGCGTTGGGATTATGCCGCAATCAGGACTAGGGTTCCAGTCAGGTGGCGGGTTTAGCAGACTAATCAAAATCCAAACTGATGGAACTACGATAGCGGCAGGCCGTAATCAACGGTTGCAGGTAGTTGGGTTGCCTGAATCAGTGTGGAATCAAATTGATGAACGCATAGAATCCAAATTGGCCGCCGCCGCAACCCCGAGCGCCACCGGGTTGACCGCGAAGCAACTGGACTCCCGATATTCGGACAGCTATAGTATTGTACGTGTCGGGACGCCGACACGTTCCACGGAAACGGAGGACTCCTCACATGAGTAGCATCAACAAAACCCCTCATTATAATCTCAGCCAGTTCGGTGACAGCCCGGACGATAAGCCGTCATGGCGCGGCGACTACACTGCGGATATGAGTAAAATCGATTCGCAGATGTATCGTAATGAAACGGACGCGACCACAGCGACGTCCGTTGCGAATACCGCTAAAACCACTGCGGACGGTGCGCTCTCGCAGGCGCAAACCAATAAAAACGATATTGCCGAACAAGCCTCATATTTTAACGCATTAGGAGTTACGTCGGTTGGTACCGCGCAATCATTGATGTCCACTATCAACGCCAAGGCGGAAAACTCGGCGCTCACCACTCTACAGGGTACCGTATCCGCATTGTCCGACACGGTGGATACCAAGGCCAACGCTTCTGAAGTATATACGCGCTCCCAGGCGGACGCACGATACACCCAGCAAGGCGGATACGCGGGCACGGCACAGCAGATTGTAAGTCTTGTTGACGGCAAGGCCGATTCATCCGACGTCTACACTCGACAGCAGGCGGACGAGAGATTCGCTCTCAATGACAACGTTCAAAACATTCTGGTTGCCATTGGAGACAGCTATTTTGAGGGGTATCGCACGACCACGCCCGCCACCGATTCGATGATAGTCGAGGCCAGCAGAATGCTGGGGTTGACTTGCCGTAATTTTGCTGTCGGCGGTAGTGGGTTCATCACTGGGTCATCCACGTTTTCCAACCAGCTCGACACGGCAAACACCCAAATCACGGATAAAACCCAAGTCAAGTACGTTGTGATTGGCGGCGGCAGGAATGACGCTTGGAACACGCTGACCGGAGCCGACGTCGAAAACACACTGAGAAAAGCCGTTGCCCTATTCCCGTACAGTAAGATTGTGTTCATCCCAATGATGTGGGATAATACATGGCCCACTTGGCAACAGGGTATCGCATATGGTAAAATGGTGGGAGGTGGCCGCAGTGTTCCTCAAGTCAGTGTGATTTATGACGCGCCAACGTGGGGACTGTTCTGGAAGAGTGGAATGACCGACATCCACCCCAACACTATCGGTAGTTCCACATACGCGCAACGCATCGCCTCGGCTTGTGCAAACGGACGCTCTAAGCGCTCGGAAACCCTCAAGATGAATACTAGCGGGTTTACCGGCGACGCTGAGGTTATCATAGATGGGCTTAACATCTCAATCAATGGTAGAGGCAATAAAGCTCAGTGGAATAGGGAAAATTTTGCGACAATCGACGGCGCTAGCACGTTCGGCGCGTGGAGTGCGTTTATCGGGTGGACGGACTCGGGAGACTTCATCAGGCTTAAATTCACGGGTTCGGCCTTGAGTGTCATTGACGTGATAACCGGTAACGGAGCGCCCGGTAATATCTCGTTCAGTAACACGATGTCAGTCTTTGCCCACAACTAGCCCATACCCCACGGTGCGAACCGTGGGGTATACTTTTATGTATGGCAGTTGACTTTAAGACATGGGTGAAACAGACCGAGAACCACTTTTGGGACATGGACGGCAGTTGGGGGCCGCAATGCTGGGACTTGTGGGCCAAGTATTGCATGGATGAGTACGGGTGTAGTGTTCAGGATTGTATCACCCCTACCGGTTGGGCCGGGGGGTTATACACACGGCATCCCGTAAGCGCAAGAGTCGGGGAGATTTTCGAGAAAAAAGACAACACGTGGAACCCTATGCCCGGTGATGTTGCCATATGGCAGGTCTGCTATCCCAATTATCCGTC